GCGTGGTTCTTTCCGCATTAAAATTAAAATAATTAAAACAGAGATGCATAAAGGTAAATTACAAGTTACGTGGACTCCAAATCAAACTAGTATTAATGGGCCAGATCAATTTACATCTGTTTACGCTTTACGACATATCATTGATATAGCCGAGAAGGATACTTTCATACTTAATCTACCATATCTTATTAATACTAATTACCTTAATGTTCAAAATGATGGCACTAATGTCTCTAATTATAGTGGTCGTGTAGATATTAAAGTTCTTAATGAGTTAAGAGCGCCCGAAACATGTGCAGCGTCCGTTGATGTACTGTTTTGGGTTGAACCTGGTGATGATTTTGAGTATGCTGGTCCAGGTAGATCTGTTTATCCAGCTCCAACACCGGTGCCATTTGTTCCACAGTCATCTATTGAGGATACAAGTGATATGGTTATTGAAGGTGGTATTGGTGGTTCTGTTGTACGACGCTTAGCTATCGCACCTTCATTACAGTGTATGGGTGAACATTTTACTAGTGTTAAACAGCTTCTTAATCGCTTTTCACAGGTTGGCTTGAGTGTATCTGCAACAGCTAATTATGGTAATGGTTTATCAGTATGGCCCTATTTTACTAGTGAGACTACTATGAACACAACAACTGGTGCTCTTGTACATGCTACTGGTGGGGGTGATGTTATGGGTATATTGATGCCATGGTATGCATATTTTCGTGGAGGCGTTAGAGTGTCTGTGTCGCCCAATCAGGATATGCCTAACACTGGTTCTCCTGTTGTACCTTCTAATATTAATGTTAGTCTTACCCCTCAGAGTTATGGTACGGGTACAGATGGTAACACTGTTATTACACCTTATACTAGTGGTGTTGAAGGTATTAGGACTGGTATTGATACTGATATCTCTGTTATGAATTTAGGTGTATCAGCTACGGAGACCGATTATGGACTAGGTTTGGTGTCAGCCTCTGTACCATATTATTCACGGACACCTATATCTCTTACCGCAAGTGCACAAACCCTTGCGCGTAAGACTGCTATTGATTCTTCTAAATCAGTGGTTAACTTTGTTGCTAATACGACGGCGGGGTTGAGTTTAAATCGTATTACTTTGTACAGATCATGTTGTGATGATTTTCAATTTAGTTATTTTGTAGGGTGTCCACCCTTCATTATTAACTATGTTTGATTGTACATTAGGTTTCAAACCAAGGTTTCTTCTGTTTATGTAATGTATCAGTGTCCGTATGAGTACGGTATGAATTCTGGTGGAATTTTCCTGACCAAAAACGTTTGTAAAGAGCTATTTAGTCAGAACGCATCCATTGTGTTTAAGTCAACTTGTTGATTTATTCTCGGTGGTTTTCTTAATGCAAG